GTTCTTTGACGAATTCACGAAAATAATCTTTTGATTGCGTTGTGGCTTGTTTCATTGCTTAAAATTGTGTTTTTACCGTCTTTGTGTACCTTGACCAAAATTTTCGTTTCGGTGTCCTTAATTACGCTTAAAATGGCTTTTAATTGTGTTTTTGTGATTGTTGGTTCATCGCCAATTGCGATTTCAACCATTTCCGTGATTCTTTGCATCTTGTTTCCCTAATTTATACCCGATGACATACGCCACCAAAATGTGCAATTGTATTAATAAAATGATTTTCCAACTCATAATTCATGTGACCAAATAAACTTTTGTTTGCATCTTTTGTGGGCAAAACTGAAACCGGCATTGTAGGCCATTTGGTTTTCAATCTTTTCTTTCATCAACCAATATTCCTTTTCTGAATCCCTGAATTTTACTTTTTCAAATGCCTCCATGAATTCAATCAACTGGGCCATTGGTGTCATGACTTTATTTTCCATCCAATACATGTTTTGTTAAAAAATACGCAACTTGATTGTCAATCCATCCGGAATTTTGCGCCCGTTTTATCCATTGCGCCTTTTTCTTTTCTTCGATGTCGCGTTTATGCGCCATGATTCCATCAATGTTGGAATGCGCCGCCCATTGTGAAAATACGCGCCCACCAATTTCGATTTCCCCACATTTGCGGATCAAACCATCTGATTCAAGTGATGACAAAACCGATGTAACGGTCGGGTGCAATCCGAAATTGTCAATCAATGTTTTTGTGGAAACGCAATTCCATTTTTGGATTGCAACAAAGATTTTGGCGCGGTTGGTTTCAACTTTGCCTTCGTTTATTTGGCGCATGAACGCCATTATTTTTGCGCTCATTTGCCGGCCTCCTTTTTCTTTGCGCGTTGCTTTTGTTTTGCAATGCGGGCTTTTTCACGGATGGCGGCATCACGGATCATCGAATCTTCGTATTTCCGTTGAACATCCTGATACAAATTTGAAAATGTGTGCAATTTGTCGGTCAATCCGGCAATCTGCGATTTCTGCGCCATCAAATTTGATTCATTGTCAAAAATGACTTTGTTTTGTTTCCAAACGCTTTTTTCAAGGCCGCGAACTTGCGCGCGACTGGCATTGTACATCAACCACAAAATGAATGCGGTGACGCAACTGATGGTTAAAAAAATGTAAATCATTATCGTTGTTTTATTTGTTTTTGCCTTTGTACATTCTGCGTTGAACCAACATTTGCGTGAATTCATTGAATTCCGGGATGTATTCATCGCGTTCAAATTGATAGGGTTTGGCCTCCGGCATTTCGTTGAATCGCTTTGAATTCAATTTGATGCAATGCGCGCCATACATCACCGCAATGGTAATGGGCGTTAAAATGATAAGGTAGATTAAATCCATGTCGTTTTTCTTAATTGTTGATGCAATGTTAAAACACATTTTGCAAACAAAAAAACATTTGTGACATTTTTTTAAAAAATTTTCGTATTGAACGAAAAAAGGGGCAACCATCGGCGGCCGCCCCTTAAATCAACAATGATGAAACAACGATAAGTTTGGATGAATCTGCGCAAATATCGCGCATCCTTTGTTGACATTTGCAACATTGTGTATATTTGCTGAACAATGGAAAACAACGAATTAACAATCATCAACAGCAACACAATCGGTGAATCCGGGCAAGTGTTTGCACCCGCGCAATTTGAACATGCGCAAAGAATCGCCAAATTATTGTCATCATCCGACCTTGTCCCAAATCAGTACAAAGGAAACATTGCCAACACGATGGTGGCATTGGAAATGGCGCATCGGATGAACGCATCGCCTTTGATGGTCATGCAAAATTTGCACATTATTCACGGACGACCATCATGGGGTTCATCATTTATCATCGCCTCATTAAATTCATGCGGGCGATTTGGAACGCTGCGGTTTGAATCAACACCGACATCGTGCAAGGCGGTCACAATGGATAAACAATCAGGCGCAATTTTGGAAGGCCCAACGGTGACGATGGAAATGGCAAAGTTGGAAGGATGGTTGGATAAACCCGGATCAAAATGGAAAACAATGCCCGAATTGATGTTGAAATATCGGGCGGCGGCTTTTTTTGGTCGTTTATACGCCCCCGAAATCATGATGGGGTTATATTCGGCCGATGAAGTGGTCGACATTGCAGCAAACAACGCGAAAATGGGTAAATAACCCTATTTTAACGCGAAATCGTTTGAAGTAATCAAAGTATATGTGAAGCGGTTGCCATGCAAGGCGGCCGCTTTTTTTGCTAACAACATAAACTGGTTGAAATCGGCTGTGCGTTTAAACACCTGACAACCTTCGGACCAATTGTTGACTTGAACGGAATCAACACCGGCTTTGTGAATGTTTATGCCAAACACGCCCGTTTGCGTTGCGTTCTCATTATACACGCCATCTTTGATGTCATCACGGAATACAGTCACCGGGCCACATTGTTTCAACGCTTCATATTTGCCCTGATGCAATCCAATGTGATGTGAACCGCGATATTGTCCGGGCTTCATTCGGGCCGTCCCCGCGCCATTGTCGGTGGTGATTGCCCATTCTTTGATGAACCAATTGTCCTTTTCTTTGTAGGCAACAACGATTTTGTCATCAAATGCGTTTGTGACCTTTTGCCCGGTTGCTGAATTTCGAACACCAATGATGTTCAAATTGAAATCCCCATTTTCAAAAAATGCATAACCTTTGGCGGCCATTGTGCGTTTCAAATCTGCAATTGTAATCATAACAATACAAAGATAATTAAACCAACGCCCAATGCAATTGTCACTTTGCGCAGCTGGTAAAATCGTTCGTCACGCTTTTTGATTTCATCCAACAATTTGTTTGTGATCCGTTCTTGTTGTGCGATGACCTCGGAATCAATTTTGCGATATTCCCGGCACAACGCCAATTGTTCGCGCGCCTCCGCGCCTTTTAATAAATATAAATTATTTTCCGCAACTGTCAAGGAATCGATGCATTGCGATGATGCGGCGTGTGGCTGCGCAACTTGTATCGCCATGATAAGCCACAAAAAGTGTTTCATATTTGCTTTGAATAAATATTTGCGTGTCATGTAATGTTTTGTATTTGTTTTTAATGATTTGCAATGTGTCGAATTCTTTTTGAACAACTCTGATGGCCGGGCCATGAACAACATTGGTTTGTTTTGGAACTGCAAAATGAAGGTATGCAAAACCACCAACAAATAACAACACCAACAACAAAATGGTCAAATCAACTTTCCGCATCGTTTTTGGTGTTTGCAAATTTGTCGATGGATGTGAATCCCAAACAACAAATCACAATCCATTCAACCGCTTCAACCAATTCTTTGGATGGCGCGATGTCTTGGGGTGACAATGAATTGTGGGCCATTGTGCCAAACAAAATGAATGATCCGACAATCCCAACAAATCGTTTGGAACTGAATTCGCCTTTGTCGCCCTGAAATATTTGAAAAATCTTTTTCATCTGCCTTGACCGCGATATTTTTTTGCGGGTTTATTGTTTTTTGAGTGAACACCTTTGTTTTTGCGCTTTGGCTTTGGTTGCCAACTCACGCCGGATGATGTTTTTGCCTTTGCCATTATTTTAAGCCGTTTAATTTTAACATGTTGTTGATTGACGCGGTGTCCATGCCAACCAATCCGGTGTCAACGCCCATGAACAACATGGTTGATGTCATCGCCTCGATTTTTGTTTCAGCGGTTGCAACGGCTTCTTTCAATTCGGCCTTTTCGGCAACTTTGTTTTCAACCAATTGTTCGCCTTGCTTCTTTGCAGCGGAAACAACATTGGATGCCATTTTCATGTTGTTTTCAACGCGCTTCAACATTTGTTCGATTTCGTCCACATTGGGCGTGTTTACAGCCCCGACCGGGTAAATCATTTCTAATGTCAAAATGATGGCAACAAAGGCCGTTAAAATCGTTTTCATAACTTTTTAACGGTGTTAATGATTCGCAATTCCGTAATTGCGGCCGACAATGCCGAATCCGATTTTTTCAACGCTGATGACATCCGGTCAACCTTCAAATCCAATTGGTCAATTTTTTGATTGGCTTTTTCGATTTGTTCGGTGTACGAATTTTTGACATCATAGTATAAATATGAAACGGCCGCCAACATGCAAAATGCCACCGCGGCCACCGGGTTTTTCTTGAACTGGTCAAACGAAACGGGCAATGCGTTTGCGTTAACTTGCTTTTTTACTGTCATTTGATGCGATTGATTTTTTTACTGTAATAAACCACCGCCAACAAACCCGAAATAAGACCAACAATGCCCACCACAAAGGTAAGGATTGGCTGATAAGTTTGCGTGAAGGTGATAATTGCTGAACTGCCTGAAATGGCCGTGGCAATCGCCGCCGTGGTGTCATTATTAAATTTGTTCATTTGGTGTTGGGATTACGCAAAAAGGTGAATCGGGGAATTTCTCACAATACCCTTTCAAATAAAGTGAATCATCCCCACTAAAAGTATGAATCCCCATTGGGTCTGGCCATACCTCATACGGAGTAAACTCTGCGGGTGGTTCGGTGTAAAACAAAATATCAACCGCCCACTTGTCGCTTAAAACGGCGGGGGTGATTACCTCCATCCCGTCATAAACGGCGGGGGTAATTGGTAAAAATCCCAACTCAACAACTGCACAATCTACGAAGGTGGTTGTTTCGCCTCCTTCGGGGTTGGTTGTTGTGGTTTCTATTAACTTGCGAAGGGTTGCCCATTCGGTTGGGGTAAATTCGAATTTTGAAAAGGTTTTTGTCATTGCTTAAATTGTAGTTAGTGATGCAAGTTCTGCGTTTGTTAGGCGAGTTTTGAATAGCGCGGCTTGGTTGTAAACCTTGCCACCTATTCGGTCATTTGTTGTGCTGTAAAGAAAAGTGAAATCGCTTGTTGTTGGGACTGTACCACTTGAAGAAGTTGTTATTTGTGACCCATTAACATAATATGCAAAATCGTTTGCCTTGTAAGCAATAGCGATTTTATAGCGTTGCCCAACCGAAAAGGAATATGCACCACTAAATTGAGAAGTAGTATTTGAAACTTCGCCAATGATATATGTATTGCTATTTGCGTATAGCCCAATATAATTTGCACCACCGCCCAAAAAGGCAATCCATTTTGCTGAACCATCATAAGCGGTAAAAACAAAGTCAACAAATAAAACACCTTCGGTTTGACCGATTAATGACGAAATGCCCGTTTTACTGCATTCGTCTAACACCCTTGTTGCGCTTGATGATGTGGAAACAATATACGAAGTAACATAACTTGATGCTTCGCATTGCATACCCCACAAATAAACTTGCTTATTACTTCCCGTGTATGTTTCATTGCCCGTGTCATCTGCCATTGCAATACGAAAGTTTGGCGAACCACTTGCCGACATTGTGCGTGTATAAACAACCCTATACCATCCGTTGCCAACGCTTGTAATTGATGCCGTAACATCGCCCGTTGAACCATACACCGAACCATTTTGAATGTCGTAAACAACATATTGCGATGTCGCACCATTGTAAATGTTTACCGCCATATATTTACGGCTTACATATTTTGCGTAAAATGAAATTGTGTAGGCGGTGCTATTTGAGAATGATGTACCTTGATAAATCCAATGTTGTGTACTTGATGCCGTTCCGTCATCCAACAAATCCGCGTTTTGCGTTCCATCGGGTGAAACTCCTTGATTTGCAGTAACTGTTAACCCATTTGTAAACCAAGCGCCATTGTCTAATTGTTCCGAATAGGTAAACAAATTCGTCGACTGCTTCTCCAACAACAAACTCGGACACCCGCCCCCGCCATTTTGATAAGTTAATCGTGGTACATTTAAGCGGTCGGTTGTGGGGAAATAGGGTTTGGCGGTTGAGCCGATGTT